AGCTTTGACAGACACATTTATTATGTTTGCTCTAGGCTCATAATTAGAAATAACTTCTATTATTTTTTCTTTAATTATATATTCTGTATCTGATCCTATATTTTCAAACAAATAAGCCTTTAACCCCGCACCAATATTTGGGCTAAACGGTCTTTCATAAGGCTCTGTAAACATCAAATTTATAATAGAACGCTTTACACTTGCTTCATCAGTAAGCAGTGTTATATCCCCCTTTACAGGGTGAATAGTTAAGTTTGTAGTTATATCTGAGTAAAGTATTTGTTTTGTTATCATATAATTATTTATAAGGAAGTTTTACAGGCTTCTATGAATTGTGGATTTGTTTTTTGAATATCATTGGCTGCAGAAGAAGCAACTTTCCATCCGTCCGAAGAAATTTTTGATTCAAATGGGCTAAATGATTCATTTGCTACTGCTGCACTGAAACCAATCATAAAGGGAATTGCATTATCTGATCTTCTCATTTCAATAGACGCATTTGTTGAAACATTCAATACGTTACATACATTCTCGACCATAGAATTTAAATTTTGAGCATAATAAGACGTTGCCGGGGGCACAAAAGATGATCCCGTCACCATTTTACTGACAATAGAAGATATTGATTGTACACCTCCAAAAGAAGCAAAGTTTTGCATCCCAAAACTATCTGCTCCTGATCCACCAGATGCATTTCCGAAAGACCCAACTCTTCTACAAAATAATTGATCTACCGCAGGAAGAGCGCAAGGAGTTTCTCCAAAAAATGCTTTTCCTGCATATGATGGTGCTCTTAGAGATGGATTATTAGCAATTTTTTGTGTTGGTATTCTACTCCCCGTCAATAATTCAGACATGAAGTTTCCAATAGCCATTCCACCAAATTGTTGTAATAATGGTCCTCCCGCAATTCCACCAAGAATACCAAATTGACTTAGTGCACCTCCAAGGGGGCTTTGACTCAAAAGATTTTTAACTACACTAACACCAACTTGAGTAGCAATATTTTTAATATTTAATGATGTTGGATGTGACGCTGCCGTTATAAGATTTAATGCTGCTCCAGAAGCTAATTGAGAAACTGCGCCAACAGCATTTTGAATAGCAGAACTGCTTAGAGATGAATTTTGTAAAATTCCAAGATTTCCATTTAAATTTTGTGCTGTTGATAAAATAATTGGTCCAAGAACACCCAATGCTCTTGAAATTTCTAATGCATTATTAACATTACCAAAAGAAGTGGAATTTGGATTTGCATAAGATACGGCAGTTGAATATTTTGACGCATATGTGTTAAGCACAGAAGCAACGCCATTTGCAAGATATCCAACCTTATAAATTTGATTTATATTTAATATTCCAATAATATTTCTAACATAAAACTCGCTTTCGAGTTCTGGTATTCCAGTTACCTGTGCAATATATTTAAGTTCGTTTTTATTTTCTACTGCTGCTAAAATATAGAAAAATGAACGAAGTACATCATATGGAATTACTCCTAAAAGAGAAAGTTCAGTTGATTTTTTATCAATTGCTTCCTTTTCTCTATAAGTAAGAATATAATTTTTTTCGGTTCTAACATAATTTTGTGGAGCAGGTGTATTTTGTAGAAATGAACCAAAGCCAGAAACTGCAGTAGCAATATTTATTGCATTATTAAATGCAGCATCAGAATTTTTCATCGATTGATCACCGAAAAATCCGGGATTCTGATAAACACCTACTTGAGTTAATGCTGCAGTATCTTTATTTAAGTTTGGTTCTTGACCTCTTCCTGCAGCACCACCCCTTTCATCAAAGTCTGTAACATTTGAAGATGCTGGTGTGTTATCTTCAAGATAAGCATCTGGAGAAATTCCAAATTTAAATTGTTCATCAGGGGTCAGACCAATTGGCTGATCATAATTTGCTGCAGGATTTGATGAGTTTTCTAATTGATTTGCGGTAAGCGAAGATGGAGGAGCATTTGACGCTCCATCCAAATAATTTGCTGCAGGATTTGATAAATTTGCTAGTTCTTGTTCCGTTAAATTAGCCAACTGATGATCTACCTTTCAAAGCTGCAACAGCATATGATAACTGTATACCTTGTGTACTAGAACGGCATTGTGGATCAGCACATGTAATAACAGTTCCACCGCCTTGTTGTCCCGGTTGTGCAGATTCTAAATGCACATGAATTCCGGGGCTATCATTTTTTTCTAACAAAATTTTACTATAGGGGAGGTTGTCTCTTACATATGCTGCAATTTCTGCAGTTGTTTGTACATCACCCTTATTTGAACATCTTAAATCGACTGCTCCACCTTTTACATGGTTTCCAGAATTTGATCTGAACCAACTAGTTATGTGAATTCTTCCTCCAAATTTTTCAATCAGAGGATCAATAATATTCCATGCAACATTCATTGCTTCTAACATAACTTCTTTTTGTTTACCTGCAGGAACACTTCTTATACCAAGAATTTGTCCTACAGTAACATGTCTTGAAATTTTTTCGTTGGTATTGTAAATAGAAGAAGGCATTGCTGTTGGATTTTTTTCGGCAGTTTTTGAAGTTGTTCCAGATGGTCTATCATAATTTCCAGAAGAACTTGGCTCAAGCGTTTCTCCACCATTAATTTTTGGAGGAGCGCCAGCACCTTGATTTCCTGATGCAGCTGCTTCTGCTTTTGGATTTGGTTGATTACCTTCATTCTTATAGATCGAAAATTCACCCTTGGACATTCTCTTTGCATTTAACGGGAAGTCTGGGGCTTCTCTTATAGAAGTCATATTATCTATGATAATTTCAGGAGGAGTAAACTGTGCCTTTGGAACATCTGTCAAATCTGCAGGATTGCCGGGAGTTTCGGGCGTCCCCGGTCCAGCATCGATATCAGTTGTCGAACTTCTAAAATCTGCAGGACCAGTAGAATGAATAAACATATTAGCTTTTGAAGAAACTTTCATATTGCCTTGTGCTTTAGTATCCATTTTTCCTTTAGATTCAATACTTAGATCGTCTGCAGCCTTTACTGTGTAAGTGTCTTTAGTATCATGAGACATCTCACCTTCAGATTTAATTGCAAACTTTCCTTTACTTTCATGTAAAGTATCTTCTTCAGATTGAATCTTTAATTCTTTTTGTGTTGAAAGCGATGTATTACCATCAGCCCGCATAATAAAATCTTTAGCAACATCTATTTCTTTTTTGCCTGATACTTGAACACGCATATTACCAGCAACAGTGTTACGACTATCACCTGCAATTGTAGTGCTGGCGTCCTTTACAACTTCTGTAGTTTTTGAACCATCAGTAAATTCTTCAATTGATCCTTCAACATAAGTGTGCATATCACCCTTAACATGAAGAGAAAAAGCACCACCAACATTTAAATCCAAATCACCATCAGTTTCAATTGTAATTTTTCCGTCTGCTTTCAGAATAAGATGATTTTTAGCATAGACAGTCGCATCACCTTTTGGTGAAACCATTCCTACACCCTTCTTTCCAGAAGAAATCATATGAATAGAACCGTCAGAATCAATAAGGATTGTTGCTCCAGAATGATGTTGTAAAACAATATTGTCAGAACCGAAAGTATTATCGATCATGACTTTATTTCCAGTAGATGAAGTAAATCCTTGCACGTCAGTAGGTTTACCAACACCAACTGAAGTTCCTGCCATAGGTCCAGTATGAGTTATTGTTGTATCACTACCATGTCCGGGCTTTTCTTTTACTGAAACTTCATAATAAGGAATTGATACAGCACCATCAATAAATTGAGGAGACCCACTACGGGAAACGCCGTTTCCTTCACGATTAGTTACTGATTTAACTTTTGCTTGATCAATAGAAAATTTGTCAATAGCCATTTTTACCCACAATTATTCCTGTAAAGAGCCGTAAGTGCTTGCTCAAGTTTTTCACTATTGCTTGTAATTGATGCACTATCATAATTTTCAGATAGTTCTTTCATAATTTTATATAGTGTAACTTTTTGTGCTTCACTCATATAAAATGTAGACTGAAGACGATTAGCTTTTTCATGCATAAACTTGTCGGATCCGCCAATAACAACTACGGTTGCGCTTTCTCCACTTGCCGATCCAGAAGAATATACTTCTCCATTTATGTCTATAACATATCCACCAGAGGAGAAATTACTTAAATTAACAACTTGATTTCTCAGGGTGTTTGAAAAATTAAAAGTAAGATTTTTATGTGTTGCAATAGCCAATGGCGATACTAAATTCATGATGACACTGTTCCTGAAGATGAACTTCCATTATAAGAAGTTGAATTAAGAACGCTTCTGGCATAATTTAATTTTCTTCTGTATGAATTTGCATTTCTATC